TGTTTTGCCACCCGCCAATTTTTTCGGGCTGGCCGAAGCGGAAGCGCACCTTGTCGCCATCGTACCAGCCGCCCTCGCCCGCATACTTGGTGAGTTCGCGGTTGATGCCAGCCTTGGCACCTACGGAGATGAGGCGGGGAGATGCGATGCCGTCAGCCACCTTTGCGCCTCTTGAGGAAGTCCTGTACCGTCTTGGACTCGTAGATGCGGATGGCGGTCCACACGATGGTGAAAAGGGCGGCGATGGCCGGAAGGATCCCGGCGAGGGTGCCTACCACCGTGGCGACGCTGGCGGTATCCACGAGATGCTTGGTATGATCGTCCATGACGCAGGCCCCTCAGAGGATTGCATAGGGGACGATGCGTACAAGCCACTTGGATGGCGTGATGGTGTTAGCCGCACCCGGAGGAGTATTGGTCTTGTCCGCCACGCCCGGCAGGGAGTTGTTGGAAATCTCAAGGTAGGTAGTGGAGCTATCGGCCCTCACCTGCAGGACGATGGTGCTACCCGAAATGACGTTGACACCCGCGTTGAGAGTGATGCGATCCCCAACGGAGAAGTTGTACTCGGCGCTCTTGCACTCAAGGAAGGTGGTGAAGAGGGTTGGCGTAGCCGAGAGACCGTGGGTCTGCGTGGTGCGTGTATTGACGGCGATGGGATTGAGAACCAGCTCCGTACCCTGCGTGATGCGCAGACCCCCCACTGCCGCCGTGCTCTGGAGGCTGCCGTCTGGGAACTTGATGCCCCCAAGGGTAGACTCTACAGTGGCCGCCACCGTAAGGGACTTGGATACGTTGACGGTGGAGGTGAAGACTGCGGCGCCCGTCACCGACAGGGGAGCTGCCACCACCACTGCCGAAGTGAAGGTCGCGGTGCCAGCCACATCAAGGGTGTTGGTGATGGCCACCGGCCTAGTGAAGGTGGCGTTGGCCGAAACCGATACGGGACCAGTGAAAGTGGTGGCCGACGTGAAGGTGTTGGCTCCCGTCAGGGTCTGGGTGGCACTGAGAAGGGCCGCCGACTGGATGGCATTGACGACGCTGCTGCCCGTCACTACGAGGAAGACCCAGAGGTCCTTGGGAAGGACGACGCCAGTGCCCGCCGAGGTGCGGAAGGTGACGTTGGCCCCGGAGGCTTGGCAGCGCACCCAGTACGTCTTCTCCACGTCGGGAGCGATGACGCTGATGGCGGAAGTGACGGTACCCGTGAGATCGAGTACGGCGTTACGCGCTTCGTCTATAGTCCCATCGGTAGCCACTAGAGTGCGACTGGCGCCCCCCGAGATGTCGATGGCCTCGTAGCCGGTGATGGCCTGCTGGAGGAGGTTGAGGTTATTGTTGGTCTTGGTGCCCCACGTGTTGGCATTCTCGCCAGTGGCCTGCAGTTCGAGGCGCAGGGAGGATGAGTAGGTAGAGGGCATTACACGCCTCCCAGCAGAGTGTTGTCGCCACCGGCGGGCGAGTCATTCTTGAGGTTGTCGTCCTGACGGGTGCGGCGCGCCTCGTTGCGCAGCTTGCCCACCGCGTCCTGATACTTTCCTTCCCACAGGGTGGCGGCCTGATAGTTCTTCATGAACATGCAGGCCTCGTGCATGCACCCGTAGAAGAGGGCCTCGGGGGCATACTCCGTGAGCCAGTTGGTGGAGGTACCCACGGGGCCAATGGAGGTGGGGATCTGGACGTAGGAGATCTCCACGGAGGCCTGCGAGGAGGGCGCCGGGGCAATCAGGAGCTGGTTGTATCCCCAGCGGGCGTAGTACTTGGGTTCACCCACGGAGGTGCGCTGCGGCCAATACTCTCGGAGGAACTCGTCGGTACGCATGATGAGCTGGTTGTACCTTCCCGCCGACACGTAGTTGACAGCCTTCAGCACCAGCGCGTCGGAGGGGACCGAGACGAGATAAGTGGAGACCGTTGCGGTAGTATAAACCACGAAGCCGTAGGTGTCAATGTCACGCGAGAGGCGCATCCTCGTCTGATCGATGAAGGTGGGGATGGCGTCGGCAAACTCGGTGTCGTCATTCTCCGAGGCCGACTTGATGTAGTCGTAGAGCTGGGTGTAGGAGGTGGACATGTCATTCACCCAAGATGGAAGGCCACGCAGCCTTCAATTCTTCTGGAGTCTGTGCGGCGGCAATGGCCGGATCCTTGGTAAGATCCCGAAGAATTTGCTTCTGGGCTGCGATTTGGCTTGTATCCCCGTTGACTTCAATCTGCCGCTGAAACTCCACATCGAGCTTCTCGAATAGGGGGGCGCGGGCACCTCGAATCCTGTCCTTATGGATTTCCCGAGCCTTGGTCATGTTGACTACGATCATGGAACGTACTCCCACGCGCCCCTAAAGGTTCGATCTGAAGGGATCTCGGATACATTGACGATCTTGAAGGGTTTGCCTTCGGGCACATCCTTGGCAGCAATCTCGTCGATGGTAAGTCCGCACTCGGCGGGGACAATCACGGCAACGCCGCCATCGTCAGTTGGGTAAATGATGCGCCATTCAGACATCGATATCTCCTAGCGTACCACGACCACGTAGACGTAGTCTCGATCATTGGCACCAACTCCCGGAGTTCCCACGATGATACGAACTGCGGACGTGGTAATCGTGGCTGGGTTCTTCAGCGCAACGACGCCGTTGGGGGCTGCATCACCGCTACCCTGCTGCGAGAATCCAGCGCAGGCATAGTTGGCATCAGGGAAATTGGTGGCAAAATTGATAGTGTAGTCTCCGGTATTGTTGTCCGTAATGGAACTGACGTTCCCCGATCCCCGAATGGCGACAGTTCCTGTCCCATTGAAACTGACCCAAGACCTGACGCCGTATGCCATGGCCCCAGATCCATACCCGCTATTAAAAGACAAGTCGCTGCTGAATACTGCCGACGAATTGACCCTTAGAGTCGAGGCAATTGAGGTAGCCCCGCGTAAATTTACTGCTGAGAGAAGATTGGCTACACCCGAGACGGTGAAAGTACCCGACACGCTGACATTGCCGTTGAAGACAGCGTTGCCATTGACGAGGAGGGTAGAGGCGAGGGACGTGGCACCTTTGATGTCAACCAAGGAGGCCAGCGTTGCAACTCCAGACACGAAGACACTGCCGGTGACACTCAAGTTGCTCTGGACATCGACAACCGAAGTGAAGGTGTTGGCCCCCGTGAAAGTCTGGGTGCTGCTGAGGCGAGCATACCCATTCACATTGATGATGCTGGCGTAGTAAGCGGCGAGGGATGCGGAGTCCGCAGCCTGCGTGGCGTAGGCGCTGGCACTCGTGCGATAGATGAGGGCGAGGGAAGCGTCGGCCCCCGCTGAGGTGGCGAAGGCAGAAGCCGAGGTCTTGTAAATGAAGGCGAGGGAGGCATCGCGGGAAGCCGCCGAGGCAAATGCCGACGCCGATGCCGCATAGACACCTGCGAGCGACGCGGCGTTGATGGCGCTGACGGCAGCCACGGAAGCGGAGGCCGCATAGATGGCAGCCATGGAGGCGTTGGCCGCTGCCGACACGTTGGAGGAAGAAGCCTGCGCCGCATAGTTGTTGGCGGCACTGGCCGCGTTGTTGGCGCTGGTGCGGTAGATGGCTGCAAGGGAGGCATCCACCGAGGCAGCGGAGGCTGCGGCCACGGCAGAGTTGCGATACACCAAGGCTGCCGAGGCGGAGTCGTTGGCATTGGTGGCAAAGGCCGAAGCCTGCGCGCGCGAGATGGCCGCAAGGGAGGCGTCAGCGGCAGCACTCACCGCAGCGATGGATGCCGTGTTGGCCCTCACTCCGGCGATGCTTGCCTGATTGGCCGCGTCGGTGGCGTAAGCGCTGGCGGACACCTTGTAGATTTGGGCCGCGGAGGCGTAGCCCCCAGCTTCCGTAGCGTAGGCCGATGCGGAGGTCTTGTAGATTTGGGCGAGGGAGGCGGCCACCAGCGCAAGGGAGGCTTCGGTGGCAACCGAGGAAACTTGGGCGGCCACGGATGCAGCAAAGGCTGCAGCACTGGCGGCATTGACGTAGGACACCGAGGCGGCGGCGGCGTAGGTGCCCGCGAGGGACGCTTCGGCAGCAGCGGAAACCCTGTAGAGGTTGGCGTTGACGGCAGCGGTGGAGGCAAGCGCGGCGTAGGTGTTGGCGTCGTTGGCATATCCGGCGGCCACGCCCACGTTGGAGGCGATGGTGTCAATCTGGGTGCCGGGGTAGACCACCGCGCACTGCTTCGTGCCCGCCGTGAAGTCAACGAGGAGGTTGCCGTTGGAGGAGTTGTAGACGGTGTTGCGCGAGAGGTAGGGGATGCCCGCCGAGAGGGTGAAGGTGCCGAGACCCACTTCCCACT